TCACTGCTTTGCGGTAATCGTTAGTGGACATCGGAACGCGGTGCGTGATGCGCTGGCACTCGCTCATCACAGAAGAGCCGGTGTAGGGGATGTACAGGTTATCAGGCAGCACCAAAGCGCTTACCATGCGGCCCTTGACTTCATCAAAGTACACCTTCTTGAATGCAGAGCCACCAAAGCCCACATAGAACAGCAACTGATCAAAGTCCGGTGTGTACTCTTCCATCACCGTGGTGATTTGGTAGTTCATGAAGTCCTTGACGCGGTCTGCCTGCATCAACTTCTCACGTGTCTCTTTGCCCAGCACCTGTGTGCGCACAGGGCCGCCCGCCGGCATCAATTCCTTCAGCGCTTGTGACTGGAACTGAACAATACTCTCTGTCAAAAGTGGGTGCTGCACGCCGCACGCGCCCTTGAACGGCTTGGTGCGCTCTTCAAACGTGAAGCCCAGCATCTTCATGCCCTTGCTGTACTGCTCTTCCCACTCCTTGCGTGAAGACTTGTCAGCATCAAACAACGACATCAAGTCAGAAGAGATAAGCTGCAAGACGTCTGGCTCAATGACCTCGGCCAGATTGCTGTCATAGGCAATATCGTCTTCCTCTGCACCAATGTTGACCAGTACACCGCCTGTTTCTGTATCAAACTCAATGTCAATCTCTGAGGGCAGCTCGTCTTCCATCTCCACGGCGACATCGCCACTTGGCAAGTCGTCGATTGTTACGTTCTTTTCAATTGGCATACTGTGTCCTTACAGATATCTGCGGTTATCGTTGGGCTGGCGCTCGATCATACCCCCAGTCGCTTTGGTTTGAAAGAGGTTCATTTGAATTGCTCGCGCTGCATTGTTTGGCATTTCGTCTACTTTTTTCAACAAGCCATCCACCTCATCTGCATCTGCATAGTAAGAATTATTATTAGCCTTTAACAGTCGATCCATGTAGTTTTGATTAAACTTTGTAATTGGGCTTGATCCATCCCTTGCCTTATTTACAAGGACATCACGCATGTCCACCATGTTGATACCCTTAAGGTTATCTACCGTTTCCAACATAGGTCCTTGACTCTTCACAAAATCTTGAATCTGTTTGAGATATGGTGAGTCTGTCAGATCTACCTTATTAAACTGGCCTTTAATTTGTGTAATATGTTTTGTTGCTTGGTTCTGTTTCAAGAAATCTTGGTACTCAGGCATCGCCTTAATTCTGGCTTCAATTTGAGAATCCATCCCTGTGCTCCACCCATATGCAGAACGAGACAAATCTTCAATTACGGATTTATCGCCAGTAGTCTGATACACATAATTAGCAAAATCAGTGATTCTAGGTGTTGGGCTGTTCAACGTAAGTTGAACACGGGGCTCATACTTCTTGTCCAACAAGATGTTTAAGCGGTTGTCACCTGAACCATAGTCTAAGGCATACGTACTCTTGTCCGTGCACCATCCACCTGCACAGCCAATGTCCTTGACCATCTCTTGGTGCGTTGGGTTTTCTGCTAAGTCAGAAGGACTAATCCATTTGTTGCCGTTGTCATAACTGTGGCTTACGATCTGGGGATCTTTAGCAATAGCAACGCCTGCTAGTTCGGCACGTTTCTTAGCCACCCACTCCTGTTTGTTAGCCACACGGTTAGAGGCCTGTGCAGGAGTCAAACCCTTCAAAGTGTCTTCCGTCAGGGTGTACTCTTTGGGAATCGCGGCACGTTCTCCATATGCCTTAAGTTCCTTTTCGTTAAACATCTTTTTCATCTCATTTACAAGAACCTCAAGTTTAAGATTCTCTGTGGCATGTCCACCCATCTCGCTCAAACGCATCTCAGGCTGCGTGCTTTGGAACTGTCTTAACGCAGGGGGAATATATTTCTCTGACAAGTCCTGCAATTGAACGGGGTAAATAGACGAATCTACAACCGCTTCTACCTGTTGCCCTTTTGCTGTTTTTGCAAAACCAGCTTTTGGAAATCCTTCTCTTTCCCGATCAATTGCAATGTGTTTAGAAATTGAATACGGATCTTCTTCTAAGAACCGAGGAGACATGAAGTGCAGCTTTTGCCCTTTTTCTGCCGCCTGAACCATCTGATCTTGCTCTGTTCCAAAGTCACGACGCAAATATGCACCTACTTTAGACCGAACCCAATTAGCCAAAGCAGGGTTATCTGCTTTGTCCCCTGATTGTGTATCCGCCATGCGTGCAAAAAAATCTGCATGCGCATCGGCTTCATTCATTTCAGGAACGACTGTGCCAAACACAGTCGTTCTTTCTGGACGCATGATAAAAGGGGTGCCCTTGTTGCGAATTGCATACGAAGCACCGGGGACCGCTAGTTGCTGGTTATAGCTTTGGAAATCACGAGCCAACATCTTGGCTGCTTCTCCTGTTTTCTCCGCCGCCTGCACGCCCGCGCGCGTAGCACCAGCAGGATTGACCAGATTACTGGCTAAATCACCAGCACCGTAGAAGCCGGCCAGCGTTGGATCGTCAGAGGGCTTGAATGCAAGGCCCCGATTACGCGTCTGCTCTTTCAACCAGTCGCTACCCATCACAGGCTTTTCAACGTTATAGCCAAAAGGACGCATCGCCATCGTCGCCAAATCAACCGGCGCACCCACAATGTTCTGCGGCAGCATCGTCAAGCCCTTGGCTGTTTCCGTCAGAGCTTCACCAGACTTCAAGGCCTTAGATATGTTGCCTTCCTTGCGACCAATGCCCGACTTCTGCGCAATAAAAGCAGGTGTACTTGCCGCTGCTATCTCTTCTGCCGTGGGCTCTGCATCGCCGCCGTTTGCACGCTTGACAGGTTTCTGATAGGGGTAAAAATTATCCCGCAAGAACGTCTTGTGCAAGAACTGCGTAACAGGATTGTCCCTGTAGCTATATGCTGGCTGAGGCGTGCTAGGCGGCAGATCGCGTGGATCCATGCGCGTCTGACGGGGCCCGGTCAACGCATCATAAACAGACATCATCTTAACGTCTGGAAACAATTTCTTCATTTCCGGATCACGTGTTAAAGACTTGCCTGTGATCTGCTCAAGCGCAGACAAGGTTGCCATCTGCTCATCAAACAATGCCGATGTGTCGCCCTGTTGCTTTTTCACCGATTGCAAAGTCTCTGGCTGGAAGTAAGCATTGTTCAAAGGACGGCCAAAGAATTTCTCTAGCTTTTCCTTGTTTTCCACCATGGTTTTTGTGAACTGCGACATGGGCCGCCAGTCCCCCAGCATGTAATACGCTTGGTAGTTGTTATCCACCGCCTTTATCTTTGGACGCCCCAGCGGATCACCTGCTCTGAACGTGAGACTGTGTTCCAACTCATGCAGCTTTGTCTCTTCATCCCGTTGTGGAGACAGACTTCTTTGAATGTTCAAGCTGTTTGGCGAATCTGAGTTCACATACCCAAATGTACCGCCCCCTTCAGGGAAATACGAAATCTTTGCGCCCGGATTCAAGGCCTTTATGTACGCATCCAACTCCTTGGCACTGCGAGTAGCAGGAGCATTGACAGGAGCCGGCGTTTGCTGCGTCGCAAATTTTGTGATTTCGCCTTCTTCAGGACTTCCGTCGGCACGATGCACCACGCCACCATGCATATAGCCAGAAGGATTGTATTCAACGTCGCCAATATAACGATCTGGACGTGAACCCATCTTGTTCATTTCCAAAATATTATTTGGATCAATCCCCAACTGCTGCATCGATACCTCATGCGGCGTCGCTTTTAACTGCTCAGGCGACAAGTTGCTCCGCACACGGGCCAACTCTGCCTGCACTTCACCCGGCATGTGCCTGTACAAGGTCTCCCCAACGTATCTGTCAGGATCCCCCACCGCATACTTCATGTACTTATCCGCCTGCAAACGCAGCGCTACATTGTCCGCAACTTTTCCAATGTTGGGATACGCTCTTTCCATCTCCCGAATCACATTTGCATTCACCACAGGATCAGCGTTGTACTTGCCCTGACGCGCCTGCACGTAAGCAATGAAAGCTCCGGGGTTTGCACCCTCCGTAAAACCTTCCATCGACTGAATTGCATGCTGGCCTTCGTGCAATAAAGTACCGCGGACCGTGTTCCGCGCATCATCCGTAGGCAAATCCCGCACTCTTCCACTGATCATGTTCTGCTGAACATCAAAAGTACCCAAGGCCTTAGGCGATTTCTTCGACTTGGACACCTCCATCATCACCTGTGGCATGTCATAGGTCGGGTAAATGCTCTCCAACTCAGGATGCTTAAGCATTTCGTAGTAATTACGGGGGACAGAAGCTGTTTTTTGCTGCAACGCTGCCGGCGCATCACTGATCTCTTCAATCAAATTACCACGGTTATCAACCAAAGTTAAATTCTGCGCACGGATTTCCTCCGGTGACAAGCCCTTAGCCTGCAGTTCCGCGTGCCGCGCTGCTGCTTCCGGCCTCGCACGAACAAACATGTACGAAGGAGGGGCCGCCAAAGCTTGCAACATCTCAGCCGCCTTACCGCCACCTTCCAATGTTCTGCGAACCGCTGGCTCCAAAGCCTTTTCCGCGGCTCCAACCATCCGCCCCATGCCCGGGCCTTGTGCAACAGGAGCAATCTGCAAAGCCGTTCCCGCCGCAAAAGCAGGATCCGCTACATCCATGATCTCCTTGTACTTCGGATGCATCACACTAAAACCCATCTGATCGGGCCGTGTGCCAAGGGCCCCGGCTACAGCTGCGTAGGTCTTAGGATCGGGGAGTGTATTGACGTCCCGCAACGCAGCAAGTCTCCTTGCCGCCTCCCCTTGCTTCTTGATGTTAGGGTTGCCAAAGTATGGCTTGCTTAAATCTTCGCCAACTTCCCCGCCATCCTTCATGGCTATCGGCTCCACGCCTAAATCAAGAGATGCCAAATGATTGACAGGCTTGTAACTGGCAAAAAACGTTTCTGTTTCCGTCGGTTTGTTCTCGTTAAACGCCCGATCATTCTCTTCATCCTGCGTATCTGCCAAAGCCGCCAAAGCAAACGCCGCCTTGTAACTTGCCGGCATATTTGCCATGTCTATTTTGGGTACCGATGCCTTGGCCGTGGTCCCTGCAGGAAGCGCCTTGGTCATCACTTCCTCAGAAGGTGTGGGCTCCTTCTTTGCAGTTGTTTCACGTGAAACATTTGGCCCACCCAAGAAACCCTTAACCCTTTGAACATACGTTCTGGTCTCTGCCGGCAGCTTTTCAGGATTTGCACCCGCAGCAATCCATTTGTCCGTGGATCCCGGGCCCCAGTTATATGCAATCAAAGCCCTCTCAGTATCGCCATACTTTTGCTTCATGGCCTGCAAATAATCCACACCAACCCGTGCAATCTCATCAGCAGAAGAATCCTTAGCAGGCGTTACACCATAGCCGGGATCCTTAACAGTCTTAGGCATTACCTGCATCTCACCCAAAGCACCCTTGGGGCTGGTGGTCAAGGTCTTACCATCTGCCGCGTACCGCTTGCCACGGCTCTCTGCTTGCTTGACAGCAGCAACTAACTCTTCAAATGTCTGTTGGGCATTGCTTTGAGCGGCCATGGTCCGAGGTCCTTGATCAAATATTCAAGACATTTTATGCGGCATTTCAATAATACTCAACAGGGCTGTTGTCCGGCTCGCTTTCCTCATCATCGTCCGTGTCCAACGCAATAAAATTGCCCGCACGAAATCTTGTCCAAGCCATCACCGCAGTATCCACTTGGTCGTCATTGTTCCCATTAGGAAAAGCCGCGCATTCCTCTACAAGGTCCTCGGCCCACTCTTTACCCTCAGGATACCAGATCATGCCAGATTCAAGGAGCGGGGCCACAGCATTGGCGCGGCTGACCTTATCTTGACCAGACCTACGACCACCGGGCGAGAACATCGTGACAGGAATGCCCATCTTACGCAGTTCTTGTTGCAACGGCGTGCCAGTAGCCTTCGCTTCAATCAAAACATTATCCGGCTTCCAATACTGATACTCATCCTTGGCCATGCGCTTTAGCTCAGGGAAGTCCCAACGGCCTTTTCGCACATTAAGCAGCATGAGATTGGCGCCAGAATCAGCATCAGGATAGAACACGCCCCACGTTGAAATGACAGAAAAGTCAGCAGTTTCCTTCTTTGAGTACGCCGTGTCGTATACCTGAATCAGATACTCACAAACAGGAGGCTCATCGTACTTCCACTTCCTCCACCAGTTCCGCTTCAGGATCGCACCCTCATCGTTCGTTGGCTGCTGCTGCCACTGGGCGTTCCATTTCTTCAGGCCAATGCTGACTTTGACCTTCTCCAACTCGTCGAGGCTCCAGTAATCTGGCCACAGCGGTTTTCCGGACGGCAGAATGGCGGGGAACTCCAAGATCTCCCACTGATCTGACTTCAAATAACCCTGCTGCTTGAGCAAGCGCCCCGAAAGATCGTCTGTTTTCCATCGCGTATTGATCACAATGATTGCACCACCCGGCTGCAATCGCTGCCGAGGACCCGACGTGTACCACTCCCACGTATTCTCCATCGCTGTTTCAGACACAGCATCCTGCTCGTCCAAAATATCGTCCAGCACAACAACATTGCCGCCCCGACCAGTCATCGCGCCGCCCTTACCAATGAAGAAGGCTTCACCTCCTTGGGCCGTGTTCCACCGACCGGCAGCCTTACTGTCAACTGACAGGGCCATCTTTGGGAACAACTCTTTGTATCTTTCGTCATCCACCAAATTACGAATCATCCGGCCAAAACGTTGCGCCAATTCAGCAGTATGTGAGCCCACGATCAGCTTGGTGTCAGGGGCTTTGCCCATCAGATATGCTGGAAACAGATAACTGCCCATCTGTGACTTGCCATGACGGGGCGGCATCGCGATCATCAGGCGCTTGCACTCACCAGAGATGACCCTGTCCAAAGCTTTGGCAATACGTTTGTGATGCTCCCCGACCAACATCTCCGGCCAGACGTACTGACAGAAGGACAGGAAGTCTGAAGTGGCTTTTTCTTGTGCTTCCAGTAAGCGCAGGCGGAGCTCTAGGCGGAGCTGTTCTTCTTGGATGTCGTCAGGTTTTGTAGATTGCATGTTTGGGTTTTCGTGGAACACGGGCCACGTTTTGAAATTTGCATAAATATAACCCCCATTTGCATTTAAAACAACAAGGGGGGTGTTTTGGGGAGGCCAAGTTTAAAAATGTTCTAAATTTGGCTAAAACAGGGCGAAGGTTTTGCCTGTCGTTGACGTACCTAAAATGGCCCTCCCCCCTAAACGTAAGTGACCTAAATACATAGACAAAGAGGTACGAGCGGGCCCACCCACCCCCGCCACCACCATGAGGGAAAAAATAAGGAAAAAAGCGAGAGACGCATCGCGCGTAAGCGATGCGTCAGGGGCCTATGCTAAGCCCCTAGGCTCTCTGGCCTAGGGTAGTGGGTCAGGCTTCGGCTGCCTTCTTTGCTGCCTCTTTTGCCAAATAGCGTTCGCGGCTCTGGTCACCCAGATCACGGGCCTCGGCCTTTGTGAGTATTGTGGCCTCTGCCACTTGGATGCTGACGCCGCCGTTAGCGTAGTGCATGTAGTCACCCTTGTCATAGTTGTACTCAGTACCTAAGGTAGTGAGTGTACAAAGGAAACCGGCCAAAGCTTGAATGTCTTTAGCGGCCATGCCTTCGGGTAATGCAAAGCGGTTGCCGTCAATTACGATTGTCTTAACTGTAGTCATGATGTTCTCTCTTCTTTCTAAGGTTGTACTGGATCGGCTGATCCAGTAGGTGAATTATAGCATTGATTTAATTTACATTTACAGTAAATTCAAGATTATTTATTGCTTCATTAATCTTGTCATCTAGGTTTCTATCGGCCCATGATTCTATTGCATCCCCAATGTTGTAGTCTTCAACGTCAAAGTTGTTAGACATCCAGTTGCTGATCTGATCAGAGATGTCATCTTCTGCCAACATGTCGCGCACCTTATTTGCGATACGCTGATCAATCAATTCAATGATGGCCAACTTTTCGGGACTTGGGCCTTGGGACTGGGCCACCGCATTGTCAATGGTGTTGACCAGAACACCAAAGCCTACACGGATACCAACCTGATCAGTTGGTGTAAGGGTGTTGATCAATTCATTGACATAGTCAATGGCTTCTTGAATGTTGCATCCACGTGAGCCGAAGATGCCATTGCGAAATTGTGATACTGGGTTTGTCATCTCTCTATCCTTTCTAGGGTTGTATCTAATCGGCCGATTAGATGAATGAATTATAGCACTGTTTCCCACTTGGCACGGATCTTTTTAAATTCTCTTTTATAAAAGTCTGCGCCAGTCTCATATATGTTCAGCCATTCGGTTGTCGCGTTCCAAACGTTTTCGCCCTCATAAACAACCCACCCGTCAAAGCCCCCATGGAGCACGTCCAGAGCATCATCCAGAGAAAGCGAAAAACCCAAGTCAGAAGCGCATTGGATTATTTGGTCAGTGTTGATCATCTCTCTATCCTTTCTAAGTGAGACGCCAGTATATCACCGCGCCAGCAATACCGCAACAACAAAAACAAAAAAAGTCAGCGGGCCCACCCACCCCCGCCACCACCTAAAAGGGAAAAAAACCAAAAACAAAGCAGCAGCAGACAAGAAAACCCCGCGGGCCTCACGGCCCGCGGGCCATGGGCCACGGCCCATGGCGCAAAACACAAGCCCCGTGCCGCACGCGCCACGGGCCAAGCGCCAAGTTTGAGGCGGCAAGCGTCAGGGATCAAGGGCCTAGTTTATAGGGTTTTCATTAACCAACCGATCGGTCAGGAAAACGCCCGTTTTAAGAGCGAAAACCT